TGTAAAGCAGCGTCGTAAAAACGCGAAAATCTGTCCTTTCCAGCCCAATATAAAACCTAGTCGGTTTCATTATAGCTCGGAAACCTGTCCTAACTCGCGGATTTCGGCGCTTGGGTCCACGAGTTAGGACGTTCTGAACCCCTCAAAAAGTCGCGGACCTTCCCCGGATTAAACGCCGTAACAGGCCAGCGCCGCGCCCAATCGCTCAGCTCTTTCTTCAGTCGCTTGCTCATACCTTCAGCCTCTCGTGCGTGATGTGCCAGCGTCGGCACAATGGACACTCGTAACTGCGCAACGGCACGCCTCGGTTGGCGATGACCCGTTGCGCTGTCGCATGGGAATCGTATTGGCTCTTCGACCTGCACATCTTCCAAGCGGTTCGAGGTCTGTAGGTTTCAACGCGCGGGCAGCGCTTCTCGAACTTGGGAAGCCCTTCGAATCTAAAGACCGGGTCGTTTGAGGGTGTCACAGGGCAATGAGTCCTCTCCGACCCGGCTGGCGGCTCTCTGTCCGCCTTGGCTTTCAATCCCCGCCACGGCGCCTTCTATGACCCCGACTGTCATCCACGCCAGACGCCCGAGTTGCGGTTGAAGCCGGATGTCCCTTCGCAGCGCCGTGACGAGGTTGCGCCATTCCTTGCGGCTCAGCGTGATGCTCAGCCGCTCGTTTGGATCGTTCACTTCAGGAGGCCGAACAGCATCTGCGCGACAGACTTCAGCGCCGCGCCGGGTGCCAGCTTTCCTGCTTCCATGGCCTTCACGGCCGCGTCGTAGGTCGCCTGGACTTGATCGTGAGGAATGCTTTCGATCTTGCGGTCTAACTGCTCAACGATGCTGACGGGGCTCTTGCCAGCGAACGGCGATTGGCCGAACGTCTCGTCTGGAGTGCTGGCGGCGGGTGATGTCTTCGGGGTGTGTGTCATATCCGTTCCTTTCGTTGCTGGGTTGAAGGTGAGGGATTGAGGCGGCGCGGGCGGCGAACTTCCGCTCGTGAGCCACGCTCACTTGCGCTTGACGATGTCCAGAATCGAATCGATGAACGGCTGGATGGTCTTGATGTCGATGCCTTGCCCGGCCGCGCGCTCGACCAGCTCATCCAGCTTCAGCGCGCTGTACATGTCCCTGTCCGCTTCACTGATTTGCACGCGGATTTGAGCCACGTTGTCGTGCGCCTTGGCGATGTAGGCGTCACGGTCCCGGATCAACATTTGCACCCAGACCTTGGCGGCTACCGGGTCAACCTTCCCGTCTGGGCCAGCCTTCTCCTTAAGCCGCTCCAAGCCCTGTTGCAGCAACGTCTCAGCGTGCTCTTTCTCGCTCATCACATACGCCTTCTGTTCAGCGTCGTGAATCGCGTTCGTGTTGGCGACGTATTGCGCCAGCGCCCTTCGCTTCAACTGTTGCGCGTCGGCCTCCTCCTTAGTCCGGCTGCATCCGCTGGCGATCAATAGCAGCGGCAGGAGCACGAACAGTAGTAGCAATGATTTGGGCGGGGACACGACGGCTTCCGCCTGGATGCTGGCGGCTTTCAGTTCGCTGCGTCCGCGAATGTAGGCCACGTCGGCCATGCATTTGGTGATCAGCCCGAAGATGGCGATCAGCGCGCCGCAGACGATCACGATGATTTTGTGCGTATCGGAAAGGTTGCCGAACGCGGAAAGCCCGGCCGGGCCGATGGTGCCGAGGAGCACGGCGATATTGCCCCATGCTCCCGATGACTGATTGACTTCGAATTCCGATGTCTTCTCTCCGGGCTTCAATGGGTCCATACGTTCCGTCCTCCTGAAAAAGTGGGGGTGTCGCCTGCGTACTTTTTAGATACGGACGGCGGACCAAAGTTTGAGCGGGCATTCAGCGGCGCTGTACTGGACCTTGTCGGACAGCTCACAGCCGCAACCATCTACGGTTTCATCGCGGTAGGTCTTGATGAGCTGTTTGAGTGACGGAATTTTGCCGCCTGCGAAGGCGCGCGGCGCGCCGCAAAAGTGCAGCGCCTCAATCTCTCGAAAGAGACGCTCACCGCCCGAATCGACCGCCCGGCAGCTCCGGCACACGTCCAGCCGCTCCGCCGCGATCCGCGCGTCAACCGTGGGGGACGTCGTGGCCTTCAACAGAGACGCAACGCCAAGAGACTTATGTTCACGCGCCTGCGCGCAAGGGCTCTTGGGATCGTTTTTGGCGCACGGCGTCGTTGTGCGCTCTTCACGCTTTGGGTTCAACTCTACGGCGGCGCTGTCGGGCGGCGCGGCCGGTGGCTGACGACGGTTCGCGGCGACGAATTGATCCAGCCGGGCGCGCGCGTCACTCAGCCCGGCATGCAGCTCTGCGAGCGACGGCATGGCTAAAGAGGTCATCACGTCTGGCCGAGACGGCAGGCAAACAGTCAGCGGAACTTCTTTGACCAGCGTCAGCCCGTGCTCTGCGGCCGCAGCGTGTAGAAGTTCAATCACCATCACGCCTCCTTAGCAGCTCGGACACGGTCCGACGCATGATGACCCGCCGCCGCTGTTGCAGATGTGGCTGACTTGCAGCTTGAAGCACCACTGGCGGTTTGCGCAGCAACTGGTTGTGCCCAGCAACGCAACAAAGAACGTCAGGTCGCGCACCGAATTGGGCTCGATGCAGACCGCGTAGAGGAATTTGGGCAGCGCACTGGCATCATTGCATAGCGCTGCCTTACCAGCGACCAGCGCCGCGAATTGTTTGCACGCGCCTGGATCACTGTACGCGAAAATATTTAGCGTCAGGTCGATGCACTTCGGCGTCGTGTTCGTGATGCGCAGAATGAACCTGCGGTGAACAGTGTTCAGTCCTTCGCCTTCATCGCACGGCGTGATGCACTGCACGATGTCGGTCGTGATGTCGGAGCCGCTGCTGATGCCGTAGTTGATCGTCTCTTCGGTCGCCGATCCACACGGCGCGTGGCCGCTGCCCTGGCAAATCGTGATGTCCGCATAGATGCGAATTCGGAAGCGCGTGCAGGGCGGATACCCGCCCGGAAAGTTGCCGCTGGCGGACAGCGGCGAATGCCCCGCCGCATAATTGATCGTCGTTGTGACCGGGTCGCCTTCCGGTGGATACGCGGTGATTTCAGCGCGCGCGTTGGAGTGATCGAAGTCGCATGGACAGCCTTTGATCGTGATCTCGAAGCCACCCGGCGCGATGCAGTCCTCAGTGAACGGCACGTCGCCACAGACAAAGCGTTCGTACAGCAGTTGATTGCTGCCGGAGGAAACGCACGCTTGCGCCGTGTCCGAGTAAATGCAATTGGGCGTGATGAACTCGGGTATCCCCGGCGGTCGCGTCGGATGCGGGTCTCCGGTGCAAGTCTCGCAAGGGTCGGGCGGCAGCGCATCGTCGCAGCACGCGCACGGATAGGTTTCGACGGTTGTCGGCATTAGACGCCTTCTGAATCCAGATAATCGATGGCAGTGAATGTCTTAGTGACCGTGATCGTGCCGTCCCCGTTACAAACGACCGACACATTTTCAAGCACGTCACGATGGCTGCATCGAATGCCCTTGCCGGTGAGCGCGATCACGTGACCTTTGTCGTCTGAGACAATCTCCGTCACCACGCCGATGCAGTCGTTGAATGGATTCGTTGCTGGCGCCCATGTCTTCGTGTCCGGCTCAGCCGGTGGATTGACGGGAGGCACTGGCGGCGGTTCAGGCGGCGGCGGCGGATTGTTTGGGTCAACCGTCGTCACGCCGCCGCAGTTCGCGGGGATGCCAGCCTCGCATTCGGCTTTTGTCTTGAACGGTCCCGTCACGTCGTTGCGCTGATGACAGAAACAATCGTTCACGCGTTCCCAAGACGTTGCGCCGCAAATCTTTTCGCACTCCTCTTGCGTCGCGAAGCCTTCGTCGCCTTCACGCTCTTCGCACTGGCCATTCACGCAGCGCCACGAGGTCACGTTGCTGCCCGGCGCCTTCGGATTCGGCACGCCCGGCCCGCGACCGCCGCCGCCTCCGCCGCCAGCGCCGCCGCCCCAACCGCCGCCGCCGACGTTGTTGTCAGTGGTGCCGTTAGAGCTGAGCACAGACGACCAGTTCGAAAAGCATCCCAGCGACGCGGGCACGCGGTTCTGATACCAGTTGTTGCCGGGCAGCGTGCGCTCACGCGCGATTTGCTTGGAGGTCTGCAATCGATCCTTCAACGGAACGTCCGACATTTCGAGCTGCATCAGGCGCTGAGAAATGAGGTACGTAATCTGTCGAATGCGCGCGTTGCCAAAGTTCGTGATGCGCGATCCCAGCTTCAAATTGGGGTTCACGGACTTGATGATGACGGTGAAGTTTCCTTGCGTGTCGGACGTCTGGCCGTGTCGGTTGTAGATGCTCTGTGCCAGCGCCTGGAGGTCCGGCGCGTGGTTGACCGTGATTCCCGGCCCCTCATATGAAAAATAGTCGTCGTGGATTTCGACCGCCGAACCTTCCAGCAGCGGGTCTGAGCCCTGAACGGTCTCGCTGAGCGGGCCTTCATAAACCGTGTAGTCGAACCACGCCTCAACGCTCGTGTATTGGTTCCCAGCGGCCGCTGGCGTGCGCGCCTGCACTCGGAACCAGAAATAAGTGTTGCCTGGACCGCCGTTCACAAACGGCGGATCGTTGATGATGAACACATTTCCGATGGCCAGCGCGCCGCCGATCCTGAGCTTCATGCGCGTGCCGTCTGCGCAATATCCGTCTGGTTTGATGTAGCGCTTGATGATCATGCCGTCGTCAACGTACCAACGGAATTCATCGCCCCCGTCTGTCGGATACGTCGGGTAGATGTACTTCTCTTGCCAGCGCTTGAATCGCCCGGCGCCCTCCACCGTGAGTTTCTTTAACTTTTCGTCCAGCGTGTCTTCGATGTCGCCTTCACTGATGAGCAGTTCGCCGTTGCCCTGGTTGTGCAGCACGTACTGGCCTTCCGTCAGCGTGAGCCCCGGAGACGCATAGTAATCGTCGAAGCGCAGCGCCTGCGAGCCCCCGGCCGGATTGATCCACGCAAAACCGCCCGTCGTATTCTTGAGGATGTCTTCGATCCAGGTATCGACCGATTGCCCGCCCTTGTCGGTCGCTGGCAGCGTGCCACCCACGCTGATAGCGATGCCCCCGGGGAAATGGCCGGAGACGCCGCTCAGGACTTTACTCAGCGCGCTCTGCACGGCCGTGCCCGTCTCGAACGCGATCTTGGCGGAAGTGCCGATGCCGTTACTCAACGTCGCGGCGGACTTCGTGAGCTGGCGATAGTTGTCAGCGCAGATGTACGTCACGCCCTCGCCCGGCCGCTTCGCGCGTTTGCGGCGCACGATCTTGCCCACGAACACGACGCCCAGCTCAACGTCGGTGTACGTAACCTCTTGACCCTTGGCCAGAATGTTGGCGTGATCCGAACAGATGGCGTGACTTGCCTCCAGTTCGCGCGCTGAGTTCGGCGCAAACTTAATGGAGCGAACGCTCAATCCGGGGACGGTCTCAAGCGCGACTACGGGCACGCGTTACCTCCACATACAGCTTGAATGATGCGCACCACCGCGATGAAAGCGAAGGCCGAGCTGGAGCTCAAAGCCAGCGCTGGAGGTGGAACACGCCAACGGCGCGCAACGCAGCAGTAGCAAACTTGCCGCGACTACGGGCACGCGTTACCTCCACATACAGCTTGAATGATGCGCAACCTCGACACTCGAATCCGATGGACGCATCCCGCGAAAGGCTTCCGATATAAGGCACGCGTTTGTGCTTCTGAGTCGAACCGCATCGGCCGCAATAAATAACTGTGTCCGCGCGCTTCATCGCTCACACTCCGTAGCCGGTCACGAACTCCAGTTCGAACGCGATGGCATCGGGCAACGACAGGTCGCTGGCGATCACATCCCGAAGATGGAACGTGCCTTTGTTTACGCCGTCGATGATCAGCAGGCCCTGATTGCCCTTCAGATTCCAAGACCAGTCCTGGAACTCGGCCTCAACGGCCTGCCGCCGCGCAAGATCGTTCGCACCGGGGATGCTCTGCTTGATGGCCGTGACTCGCAGCGTCTTCAACGGGACCGCGCCCGGAATGCGAATCGGCGCGGCGCGGAAGACGGGCTGAAACGTGGTCTCGTCGGGCTTGATGTAATGGAGGATGAAGTTTTGAGCGCTCATCGGCTTCGCCGCGAATTGCAGCGAGCGCGCGATTTGCAGACCGCCCTGAGCCAGCGGGAACGAGAACTCAAGATCGTATTCGAGCATCACGTTCGAACTGACTTCAGCCGGAGCTAAACCCGTCAGCGTGATCCCGGACAGTGAGCGCGCATACGCGGTGCCGTAGTCGATTTCGAGCAGGCCCGTGGCGTTGATGTAATCCCACGTCAAGACCTTTAGACGATCTTCAGCCGCCTTGCGCCGGGCGAGAGCCGGGAGCGCTAAGTTGGAACCCTCCCACACGCCATGCAACACGACGCCCAGCACGGCGCTGGACGCGCCGCCTTCAGCGCGATACTCCAACCAAAAATCGGTGCCCTCTAAAGAGAGGACACCGATTCCGGCCGTGAATCGAAATTTCCGGGCCATGGCTGAATCTCAAAGGACGCGAGAGAGTGGGCTATCGAATTTTCGTGAAGTGCTCCGCGAACTTCTCAGCGGGGACGATGACGCGCTGGCCGTCCTGAAGTTGCACGATCCAATCGCCATCGTTCCCGAGCTGAACACCGTCAGGCGTTTCGATCCTGAACCCACCCGCGCGCTTGTCCTCGCTCGGATCAACCACGCGAAATGCACGCACGGAGTTGACCATCGAAGAGCATCGGTACCGAAGCCCCTGAACGTCATCATGCACGACAATCCGTTTGACGACGGGGGGCGGTTCAATCTCAGTAGGCGGCGTGAGCACGGGCGGTTCGATCACAGGCGCGGCTTGCGGGTTCACTTTCTGGAGTAACCGTACTTGCTCCGCCGCATCCAATGCATCATCCGCTTTCACCATGCGTGCATCGCCAGCTTCGATTTCCGCTTCGATGTCCTCGATATCCTTATGCTGATTCCTCTTTGCCATGAACCATGTCTCCTCAAAGTTCTAGATACGCCGCTAGGTTTTCCGTTCATTCAAAATTAAAAATTCAAAACTCAAAATTGCCCTTACAACGCTGGCAGTCCCGACGCGGCCAAATTGATGTCGCCAGCGCCCGCAATATCGATGGCCTTGAGCCTGGCTGTGTTGTCGGCAATGGCGGCGCCCTGAGTCTTGAAGGCGGCGGCTGTCTCTGTGAACTTCTCCAGCACGACGCCGCCGAAATCGGCCAGCCGCTTGCCGAAGATGGCCTGTTGGTCGTTGATCGTGGCCAGCGCGGCCGCAACGTCGGGGAAGAGGTTTGCCGCGTTCAGCAGCTCCTGTCCCTGGGTCACCAGCGCGGCCAGCGCCTGCGTAGTCGCGGCCAGCGCGGCCGTCAGCGCCGCGCCGATCTGCGTGGACGCCCTGGAGGCATCAGCGGCCGCTGTCGCGGTGAACTTTGCCGCCCCCTCCGACGCGCGCGCCGCTTCCGCCGCGCCCTGAGCGGCCTTCGCGGCGTCCGCCTGGGCGGTGACGGCCTTGGCGACGTTGTCTGTACTCGGCGCGGCCGCTGCGGCATCGCCAGTCAGCGTGACGGCGCTGTTCTGTACGGGCTTGATTTGTCCCTGAGCCTTGGCGATGCGCTCCGCCGCGTCGGCAGTGCGGATGAGTTCGTCTCCGAGCTTCTTCGCGGAGATGGCCGCGAGGTCATACTCCTTGGCGATGGCGTTAATTTGCGTCTGCTGATTCTGCTGAATCGCAAGGATGTCGTTCTCCGCGTTTCGACGCAGGTCAAGCTGCGTGAGAATCTCTCGCTCCAAGTCCTGTTGAGCCGTCGCGCCTTCCTGAACGGCAGCGGCAAGCGAAGCCTCTTGCCGTTCCAACTCCGCCTTTGCGTCCGCCTGTTGCTGCGTCAGCTGGATCACGGCCTCTGCCGCTGCGAGCGTCTTCTCCGTAGCCGCAGTGACGCCCGCGCGGTCCCCACGCGATGACGCATCCCCGGCGGCACGCAGCGCGTCAGCCTCCTCCTTTTTCAGCGCGGCGATTTGCTTGCTCTGGTCCGCCAGGGTTCGAAGCTGCGTGATGGTCTTCTCCGCAACTTGCTGCGCATCCTGCTCCGCTCCGCCCTTTCGAATGATGGCCGCGCGTTCCTCGGCAATCGCCTTAATCTTCGCCTGAATCGGGTTCGACGCTTCAAGTTCGGCTTGATTGATTTGCGCCAGAAGGTTCTTGGTGTCGCGGATGTTGCCATCGCGCTTGGCCTGTAGCTTGTCCAGCTCAGCGCTGATCTTATCGACCTGCTTTTGATACTCTGAAATCAGTTTGTTCGACTCGTCTTGCACGGCCTTTATGCGCTTGTCGCGCTCAGTGACCAGCGCCTCAGTTTGCTTGCGCTGTAGAGCTGCGAATCGATCGACAAACAACGCTTCCTTGTTCACCTGGTCATCTTTGATTTGTGCCAGCGCGGACTGGTGTTGCTTCAGGTCTTGTTCCACGCGCGCGAACTGTGCTACATCCTCTGGCGTCCCAGCCCGCGTAGCAATCTTGGCTTGAAGCGCTGCTCTCTGAACCATCGCCCGCGCGATTTCCGCCGTCTTCTCCGTTTCAGCGCGCTTGGTTTCCTGAATCGTCTCTTCGTTCTCACGGCGGAGTTTATCAATTAACGCTGCGGTCTCGCCTGCACGAAGGCGGATCAGCTCGTTCGTGGTCTCCGCTGCGGATTTCAGAAAGTCCTTTTCCTTCTTAGCAGCTTCCTCGCGAACTCTTGTAGCCACTTCGGTGACCGCGCTGCGCTCCGCTTCAGCGCGTGCTGCGTCAGCCAACACAGCCTTGCCTTGCCTCAAGAGTTCCTGATAACGCTTCTCTTCTGCCGCCGTTCGCTTCAAGCCTTTCTCTGTGAGAAACAGCAGTTCATTCTGCTTATTGGACGCCAGAATTGCCGCCCTGGCGACACTAACGCCCTCCTCAACTAACCGGTTAAAGGTCTCGAGCTCTTCGCTTCCCTGGGCGAATGTGGCAATCAATTTCTTCGTAGACTCATCCGTAAGCTGCATCGAGGCGGCAATGCGCGCTTGATTGTCGACAATCACTGCTTCACTGACACCCAGAGTGACAATTGCCACGCCTGCGCGTTTTATATGGTCCACCCATGTTGCAGTGCCTTTCGTGGCACGCTCAATGGATCCTTCGAAATCCAAAAGGTCGCTTATCCAGGAACCGATCTCCCATCCGGCAATAGCAGCTCCGACCAACAGGAGCGCGCTACTCAACGCAACGGCGGCCGCTTTCGCCAGTCCGCCGGCCACACTCAGCGCGCCAACACCCTCGCCCATTCCAAGCAGCGGCCCGACGATGGTTGTGAGAGTGGTTCCGAGAGAACCGATGGATGCCAGCAACGCAGCGATAGGCGCGAAGACGGCAGCGGCGGCTGTGACCAGTCCAGTGAAGCCCACGATCACACCGCCGATGACCGTCCCGACCTGAACCAGCGTGCGGAATAGTTCTGGATTTTCGGATGCGAACGCGCGCACAGCAATGACAGCGTCACGAAGCGACTGAACCAAAGGCTTAAGCAAGTCGTTTGTGATCTTGCCGACTTCACCGGCGAACTCTGAGAGTTGAGAATTCAAACTGCGAACCGAGCCGCTGAAAGTGTTCTGAGATTGAGCCGCCGCGCCCGTGGCCGGAACGAGCGCTTCAGTCACAAGCTGCAAGCGCACGAGCGCCTGTTCCTGCTGGGTCATGTTGTCCGGGTCGAAACTCAAATCCAGCGCGCGCTGTTTCTCCGCGGCTTCATCCAGCACGATGCCGTATTGTTTGAGACCGCGCGTGTTGCCGATCAGCGCTTGTTGGATGGCGGAGAATGCCGACTCGTCGCTGATGCCTCGGAAGCTCGCGAAATCCAGCGCCAGTTGAGCCACGCTTTGAGAAAGCTCAGCCGACTTTTCCGCAGTGAAGCCGAGACCATCCGCCGCGAACTTTGTCTGAGCGATAAACGCTTGAAGGTCGCCAACAGTTCGGCCTGTTGCGCTGCTGAGCTTGGTCGTGAACTCTTCCACGGCCGCGCTGGCGTCGCCGAACACGCGATCGAATTGAAGGTCAGCCAGCTCGTCACCGGATGCGGCCTGGCTGACGTTCTGAAATAGACCCACCAGACTACCGGCGACTTGCTGAGCCTGTTGGCTGGCTTGCTGTAGCTGCTGACTGAAACTTTGCAGCGCCTGCACGCCGCCATCAAAGACGCCGGAGAAACTCGACGCCGCTGAAGTTGCGAGTTCGGTCAGTTCAGAAGCGACGCCGCTCAGACCGGCTGTAAGTGTCGAGAGGTCAAGGCCGAGTTGGAGTTCGAATTTTCTTGCCATTTGAGTGTGTCGCCCTCTGCGATCACGGTCAGCTTTTCGATGAAGATCTTAAAATCGGCCGGTTCCATCCACGCGGCCTTGGTCAGCAGGGCCTGCTCAATCAGCCTCTTCGCATCCCGGCGCCCGACAGCGCGAATCATTTCCGTCACATCCGCGCTGGGAATTTTGTCGAGCGCGTCCAGCATCGGGACGCCCGCAGCGCCTAAGCTTGCGGCTGCGTCGAAGATGCCACGCCAGATTTTTTCAGGCGGCTGAACAGGCCCGTCATGGGGCGGACGTTTAGGCCCGCGATTTCAATCACCAGCGTGACGATGTCGGCGATGCTTAAGCTTTCGATTTCGTCCTGGCTCAAGTTCGATCCATCGGCGATCAGAGCCACGATGTCAGTGCCGTACTTGGCTCCGATTTCATCGACCTTGACGGCCTTGATGATGTCGTTGACGTTGCCGCCCTGAATCGTTTTTAGATCCACCGACGCGATGATATTTTGCAGCGTGCCCAGATGCTTGAAGCCCGGCCGCATCGGCCACGTCTTCAGCGTGATCGGTCCAGCCGCCCTGACTTCAGACACGGCTGTTGATGTCGGTTCCTTCTTTGCCATTTTGTTTGCCTCCTATTTAACAAAACAGGGGCGGGACCATTCCCGCCCCTGCACATTACGTCTCTGGCTCAGCCGAAATCAATCCACTTCGTTGTGAGCTGCCTAGACCACGGCCAGCCCGGTATCGTCGTAGCCGCGATGGCGGAGGACGCCGAAGGGATTGGCCGCGTCGTTGGCCGAATTGTCCTTGAAGTCCAGCGCCATCTGGATGCTGGACGCCTGTTCGACATTGAGGTCGAACTCTCCATCCGGCGACAGAATCGCCTTTTCGAAGTAGTACTCCCAGTTGCCGCCCGTCTTCGACGGCGCCTGGAGGATGCCGCGCACTTCGCGTTCATAGCGCGTGAGCGGGGAAATGGCGTCGTACCCCAGCTCGTTGTAGTTGTAGTCCGTGACGGCCGTGGCTCCGACGCCCACCCGGATCACGTCGCCCGCGTGTGTGTTGACCAGCATCTTGATGAACGTCCAGCCGTAGTAGCGGACCTTCGCGTAGTCGGTGTTTTCGACCAGGAGCGCGGCGTCCGTGACGTTGTAGACGGCCAGTGCGGTTTTCTGCAGGTCGGTCTGGCGCCCTTCGGACAGACCGTGCAGCGCGTCAGTCTTGCCCGCGATGAACAGTTCGGCCGTCTTGGCGGCGGCGGCGTTGGCGGCGACGGCCGTCATTTCCTTGGCGAGGAAATAGCGTTCCAGATTCTTGGCGAAAAGATCGTCGAGCTTGAACGCGACCTTCAGACCGATTTGCTTGGGCAGCTTGCGGTCGAGAACCTTGGCTCCGCTGGCCGTCTCGAAGTGCTCGTAGTATTCGACCGTCTGCTGCCACTTCGGTTCGAACACGGTGCCCAGATAGCGCATGCCGGTGAGATTCGCGCCCGAGCCCGGCTCGGAAATCATGACGCGGAAGCCGCCCAGCATGGACTGCAAAGCGGTGTACGGAAGATTCTTGCGCTGGATAGCCATCGGTCATGTTCTCCTAATCGGTGTACTCGGCTGTGCGCGCGATGAAGCGCGCGAAAATTGCAAACGCCCTGGGACACAATGGAGAGCCGCCGCCCGCATCCTTGACCGGCCCGGCCTTCGCGCCTTCCCACTGCTTGCGGTCGGACTCGCCGCTCGTGGCGATCCAGTCCGCCTGATAGAGCACCGCGAGCTTGACCGCTGCCGGAATCACTCCCGCGTCTTTCGAGCGCGGGAAAAGCCGCGCCTGTCCTGTTCGCCCTGGTGCTGGATCATGAACGCGGTGGCTATCGATTTCCTGAGACGCCCGCCGCAGCGCGACTTCCTTTTCTCCGTCCGTCTTGCCACTCCAAACGCTCAGCCCGTTGCTAGTCGCCAGCGTGTTCGCATCCGACAGAGTCAGATAGCTATCACTGGCAGTTCCTGAAACGGTGGCGTCAAGCGGCATCGTGTCTCTCGAATCTATTGGCCGTCTCTCCGGCCTGTCACGCCGTGCTCTGCGTTAGCTAGTGGGCGTTCACTGCGCTTGTGCCGGGTCTGGCCCGGCCCGTTGGTTATTCCGACTAGGCGTTCGTGATGCCCTTGATCTGCGCGGCGGCGTCCACGTTGTCGGAGACGCACGGCGCCATCAGCCAGTTGAGGTCGTTGAATTCGAAGGCTCCGGCCCGGCGCGGCGCGGCGATTTCAAGCGGTTTGTTCTGGCGGCCATAGATGCCGTCCACGCCGATGCGCACCACGGAGACGCGGCTGGTCAGATCGGAGGAACCCTGCGTTTCGGTGAACGGTAGAATCTCCGCCTGCACCGCAGTGGTGTCGTCGGGCGCCATTCCCACCGGCAGAATCGGCACACCCTTATACGACTGCACGAACATGTCAGGAGACAGACCGCCCTGGTTGAGCAGCACGGTTTTCTGCACGCCGACAGAGAAGCCATCGATCTTGCTGGCGAGCGTGCGATTGGACAGGATCAGGTTCGCACCGGGAACCTTGGAGAGCGCTTCATCCATCATGGCGGAGGTCAGCGCCGCGCCGTTGGCTCCGGCCACGACGACCTGTCCGGCGCCCAAATCGGGAACCAGGTTGTTGAGTCCTTCGAACTGTTCAGCCGAGCCCGCGTCCTTGTCGCCGCTGAAGAACATGCGAAAGAGTCTCGCTCCGATGTCCTTCAACTTCTGAGTCAGAAGCATTCCACGCAGCACGCCCGTGGTGTCGGCGTCGATCTGGTTGATGTCGAGCTTCAGTTCGCCGCCGGCGGCCCGCAGCATGAACGCAATCTGCGCAATCGTCGGAGCGCTTTCGGTAAACGCGGCGTTCACGGCGCGCGTAGCCTTCTGGGTTGAGGCGGCGCCGATGTTTGCGGTGTAGGTCATTCCGGGACTCGGCACGAACGGGAGAATCTTCAGAATCGGGAAGCCCATGGCCAGCGCCACGGCCGCAGCGAGATTCTGCGCCTGTCCCTTCGGATCGGAGTTGAGCTTGGCCCAATCGGCGGCGGTAAACATGGTTCTACGTCTCCTCTAGAAAGATGATTTAAGTTCGGCAGGCCCACGCCCGCGCGGATTTTTTTTACTTCTTAGCATCCGCCATCTTGGCAGCCGCCATGAACAGACCGACCGGACCGGAAATTTCGGGAGCCTTATCGGCTGCCACGGCCCCGCCACCGGCCGGAGGCAAAGCCGGGATGGCAGCGGGAGCCGCGACGGCCGCGACAGGCGGCGTAAACAAAACCGGATGATCCTTCTTCAGCCCGGCGAAGAGTTCATCGCCGATGCCTTCGACCGTGCCGTTGGCCGCATCGACCTTGATCTTGGACAGGTCCGCGAGTTTGCGCGCCGTCTCGATAGCCGCGTCGCTGATGCCCGCTTTCTTCGCGGCTTCGACCCAGACCTTGGAGACGACGGCATCGCGGTCGCGCGTCTCGTATCCATTGACGATGGCCTTCAGCGCGTCCGCGCCTTTCGCCTTGTCTTCGAGTTCCTGGGTGGCTTTGACCAGCTCGCCATTCTGTTTGAGCGCGTCGTCGCCCTTGGCGATCCGCGCGGCGAACTCCTTCGCGTCCAGATTGGCGAGGTCGCCCAGCTCCGCCTGGACTTCCGTGGCCAGAGCCTTGTGCGCTTCGACGGTCAGCAGCGCGTTGATGAGGTTCAGCAGTTTGGCCATGTTTAAAAATCTCCGTTCAGCGGGTTTCGATGCGTCGTATCAAAACTTTAGATACGCCGGAGGCAAAACCCGATGACCGATAAGCAGCGACACGCACTTCTGATCAAGCACGCCTCGGCAATCGTCGAACACTTTGACTCGGTTCAAATTCTCGCGACTCGTGAAGATGGCGGACCAACACAGTCCTATGCGGCCGGCCGTGGGAACTACTACGCGCGGCGCGGCTCGGTTGAAGAGTGGCTCACGAGAGAGCAGGAAGAAACGCGCGTCGACGTTTGGCCGGAAGATTTTGATAGCGGAGAGGATTGGAAAGGCGCGGGGATATGAAACGGCGCATGCTTAAGCGCTGGTGGCGTGACTACGATCAGCAATGCCAGCGGCAAGAACGCGAGCGGACGCAATGGGCCTCGAACGTTTCAGACGACTTGGCTAAAATGATGTGCCCGATGCTGTCTCACCAGCTTCGCGGAAACGGACGGCTGCGCCCGTCTTGCGCCAGCAACAGCGAAATCACGCGGTCATCGTGAGTGGCCGGCGCCGCGCCATATCCGCCGCCTGGGAGACACAGGAACGTCGCCAGCTCTTCAGCCATGCCGATATCCAACACTTTGATGCTTCCCGTCCGCAATCCTTTTTCAGCCACGGCCAGCATCGCCGGTTTGCTTGCGGCCGTGGTCAGCACGCCCAGCCGAGTGTGACTCGGCGCGCCAATCTGGCCCTCGGCTTCGCGCGACTCGCGATAAACGTTTCGATATTTCAGATGCTTGTAGAGCCACATGCAAACCGCGTGGCCGTGGTTGTTGGCTTCGATGCTCCACCAAATTTTTCCGAACAGCACGCCGATTTTCGCTAGGTCTTCGGCATAGTCCGTGACGCTGACACGCGCGTGATACGTGGCGAGTACGACACCGCTGCGGCGATGCATGATTGCGGCCGCTGAGAAGTCGCCGTCGTCAAGGCCCTCGGCTACGTCAGCTCCTCCGACATTTTCCCCTGGGGCCCATGCCTTCATCGGAACGAAGATTTTTAAGCGGCCGTTGAGCAGCGTTTGCAGCGGAGCGATACAGCCTTTACAAATCCGCGTGATGACGCCAGTGTGGAAGTACGACGCGCCCGACCGCACAAATTCACATTCATGCTCGCGTGCGAAATCGTCGGGGCTCAGTTCGGCTCTGCGCGCCGCAACCCACGCCTTGCCCTTGTCTGTCTCGGGGTTCTTCTCGGGATGCTCGCGATAGTTCAGTAGTTTGAATTTGAACGGACTGTCGCCCGTGCGCGCCTTGCCAATGACCTGCGCAAAGAACGTCGAATCTCCGCGCGGCGTGGAGAATAAATGGATCTGTCCATGTTCCGCGCCCTGAGAGATTGCGGGCCATACGCCAGCCAGATTTGGAATCAGCGCCGCTTCGTCGATGACAACCAGCGTTGGGGTTTCACCGGCGCCAGCGTTCTCAGTCACCGGCAGCGCCATCACGCGCGATCCGTTTTTAAACGTGACGTGATCCGTAGCCCATTCGCCCACGACTTCCGGCCGGATCGACAGCGGCAGGCACAGCCACAATACCTTCATTTTCCGGAGGAGCTTCGCGGCCTCGGTCTGATTGTAGTTGAGCACCAGCACGGTCGCATATTTGTTCCAGCCAGCGTGATGCAGCGCCAGCAGCGCTATGGCCCACGACGCGCCCATCTGGCGAGACTTCAACGTGACGGTGCGTTTGTTCGTGGCCCAAAAAGTCAGCAGCGACAGGATGTGCGGCCACGCCTGCATCGGTTCGACTTTGAGTGTTTCGGGGTCCAGCAATTTGCAGTAGGGGATAAGGTCTGCCGGGGATTTGATGAGCACGGGCGCGGCGGAGGCCGTTCTCTCCGCCCCTTCCAGAGCGGAGAGAATCGGGTCGATAGATACGTCAGATGCGCTCATGTATCACCTCCATTTTATTGAGTGATTTCGATTAAGGAGCGCGCGAAGATTTCAGCGCGCCGTTCAGTTTCGGACCAATCGGTTGACGGCACTGTAATGAGATGGAGGTGCAGGCGATTCGCGCGGCGAATAATTTCCTTCCGCAGGGCAACCACGAGGTCGTTCGTTTGTGTTGGCCGTGCGACGCGGCGGAGCTGGGCGGCGACGTGCGCACGATACGCCTTGAATATCCGTTCCATCTCTTGGTCTGAACAGACCCCCGCTTTGACCAACTGCTGCCGGTGCTTCGGCCCTGGGAATCGTTTTTCTTGGAGCCATTGGCTCAGTTTGCTTAGCCCTACTCCCAGCGCCCGCGCTATCCCCCTCTGTTTTGAAGCCCCCTGTTCAGCCCCCCAGCTAAAGAGGTAGGTTTTCAACTCGCCAAGAGGATTGTCAATATGTTCCATTTTGCGCCTCGGGGTTCCATTTTGGGTTGGTAGCCAAAATCTGCACGCCAAATTGGCAGCTATGCTCAAAACGCGTCCAATTTGCGCGTTTCCTTGGTTACCGTGACCGAGAAGTCATCGGCTTGCAATATACCTCATATCGAATGTGAAACTCAATAGCGTCGTTTCTACGCGGTTTTTTGTTACCCGCCCAAAAACCGCCCCGGTTCAAGTCCTAATGGGGCCGCGTTCTGGTTCTCGGAAGTGATCCTGTTCACTTCCTCCTCCAGTTCGGTCCCGCTCAAACCCTGCCCCTCTTCTACGGCCCGCTGAACCGACATGACCTGAGACTGTCGCAGCTTGGCGATGGTCTCAACGGTCTCCATGTCATCGGCAATGAATGTGTCCGACAGCTCACACTGAAGGGTCTCGTATTCCTGCGGCGCCCGGCCCGACAGGATGTCTTCGCGGCGGAGCGCGATCCGCACGGCCTCCACCAGTGCTTCACTGAACATGCCGCCAGTGCGCCGCGCCTTGCCCAGCCCGCTCAACAGTCGGAACTTGAGCGCCCGGCCGGATTCCGCCTGGCCGTTCTTATCGCGGCCCCACAGCGCGGCCGGAGTTTCGGTCAGCAACAGGATCAGGTCAGTCAGCTTGTCGATTTCGGTATACGCTTCAACCAGCTGCGAATGCCACGTCACGTACTCCATGCCGGTGCCGTCGACGCCACGCTCGAAGACCTTCTTTTTGCGAACGTTGAGTCCGCCGCCTTCGTCGACGCTGCCATCGGGAACGTTCATCGCCGGTTCGCTGTGACGGTCCAACACTTTCGAGACCTGCCGCAATCGGTTGGCGATTTCAAAACACAAATCTTCCGTGCCAGCGAAGTCCGACTCTCCGAAGGATTCGTCAGTCGCATCGCCGCGCAACGCCGCCACGTGTACGACCAGCGGAAGAATCTCTTGGGTCGGGTACTCCGCCACATAACCTTCCGGCAACGCGGCGGGGTCATTGCCCTTGAATGCGTGATACTTGGTCGTGCCTGAAAGGTATTCCGCGAACAGGTCCAGCCCGTTCAGCTTGGAGCGAAAGAGGAACTGCCGATTCTTGGGCGCGTCCTCTTCGCGAATGTTGCGCGCCACTGAGCCCGTGGCGCGGCGCAATGAAATGACCGGCAATAACTTTTCATCCGCGCCGGGAACGTCGGAGATAATGAGGAACGTATCGCCCTGGCCGGCCGTCCAGAAGATCGTCCTCCACGCCAGCTTCATCAACCGCGAGCGCCGCATCAGCGCCGCGATCCGCGCGTCGATGTCCGCGTTCTTGTCGGATGTCTTGACCACGGGCGGCTTGGATAGAATCAGGTCCGCCGTGACGCGACAGACGAGTCCGGGCAAGTCCACCCAGAGCTGTTGGAGTTCCTGCATCTCCTTCTTGTCGCGCTGAAAGAGTGGATCGTGCGACTCGGCCTTTCGCGAGAGCAGGTCTTGCAGGCGGTCATAGTCTTTCAGCCGCTGCTGTTCCGCCGCGCTCAACGTCCACGGCCCGAATTTGGAATTCTCAGCCATCGCCTTGCCTCCGCCGCGCGGTTTTCGACCGCCGTTGATTACTGCGCTACGCCGTCTTCATTCAGTGCGCGGATGCGCAGCAGGAATTTTGTTTCGAGCGTCACGCGGCCGCGCGCATCGCGCGGCGTGAGCAGCGGCAATGACGAGAGCTGCAAATCCGCGATGTGGGCTGGGCGCGGATGCACCGAGCTTTTGAATTTGTCCAGGGCGCCGTTGATGCAATCCACCGCCAGCTTGCGCGCTTCAAGCAGCGTGGCCGCGCGGGTCACGAGTAACAGCGTCCAGTCTTGCCAGCCGCGTTCCCGGTTCCAGGCGCCGCCGGTTTCGAACACCGTGGCCACGCGGTCCGGCGCTTCCGGCAGGTCCGGCTCAAGCAGCATGGTCCGGCCCTTGGCCAGCACGACGGCCTCGGCGATCCACGTGCCGACTTGTTCGACCGCTGGACCGTAATCAGGAATCGCTGGCATGATGCCTCTATTCCAGCCTTGGTTAGTTGACGACCTCGATCAACACTTGGTCGAACGTCACGGTATTCCCAGCCGTTGCTGTTCCCCACGTCCACGTGAGGTCAAACGTCTGCACTGCATTCAGCGTCGGTGTTGAAAGCGTACTTGGAAGGTTCATGAATGCTGCGCCGCCAGTGAGGAGTGGCAGCCGAATAGAGCCGTTCGTTTGTACTTGGGTAGCAGAGACGACGGTTGCCATTAAATCGACCTCTAAAAAATGAGAGGAACGGCTCGCGCCAAGTGCTGTTGATCCGGTCGTTGAAAGCGTCGTCGATCCGAGCTTGAAAATAACCGTCGCATTCGACCCTGATACATCAGTAGATACCTTGCCCCATGCCTTCAGCTTGATGACCTGTCCAATGCGCCAATTGTTGTAGTCCTTGGTCCCGACCGCCGTGCCGATCAGGGATGTGGGCGTTGTGGTATTCGCGATAGTGACGCTTGTTTTAGCGGCAAATAGAGCGCCTCCGACCGCACTGCCTTCCTTCAGCACTTTCCATCTGCTCGAATCGGTGGAGTAGCGACAGGATATTGATTCGTTCGGGAGTAGAATGATGTCGTTACTGGTCACGCTGGTGAAACGATTGGCGGCAGTGCTGCTGGCGGATTCGTGAGCGAAGACAATGTTGAACGATCCGACATTTAAGATGACGTGCTCCTGACCGTCCTGCATCGTCCCAGGCGACACCATTCCAGTGACGACACGACTGGCATCAGTGTTCCAGCGCTGGAAGCCCGATCCCTGTGTCAGTGCTAGATTATTTTGGTCAGTAGTAATCTGCGCTTGGGTGTTTGCCTGAAACGCGAACGCTGCTCCTACAGTATCGCCGAGTATTGCGATGCAATCATTGGCTGGATTACTGAATGACGCTTGTTGTGTTGCTCCGCCTACGTCCGACTTCCACGAGAAGCGATTCTCGGAGCTATTACCCTTAATCGAAACACTGGCGCCCATCGCGGATTGAGCGTTCCCTGTGGCGTAAGATGCCCCGCTATACCCAGCGTAAATCTGTTCAAAATAGCAGAGATTATGCCAGTTCGGCAGCCCATCTAAACCGAGCGCAATGGATGTCTGTCCCGTATTGCCTTGAAATTCCATCATCGGCACAGTGCGCGAAGCTTTACCCTGATAAACCTGAATCTTCTTGCCAGTTGTGGAAGAGGTGGCGACTGAGTCTGCGTTCGCATCGTCAGTTCCCGGTGCCGAAAGCGCGGTCAGGGCCGAGGTGCCGTTCCCAAGTACCGGTTGGCGCGATGTTCCCAGCGTCGTTGCGCCGGTCCCCCCGCGAGAAATCGTTGCGGTGCCACTGCCGAGATTGCTGGCGTTCAATGCTGTCAGATTCACACCGCTCGCCACCGGTAGCGTTGCAGGGAAGCGCGCATCAGGAATAGTCCCACTGCCGAGATTGCTGGCGTTCAAGGCTGTGAGATTCACGCCGCTGGATGCTGGAAGCGTCGCGGGGAAACGCGCATCGGGAACGGTGCCGCTGGTCAGATTGGTTGCACTCAGGTTCGACAAGTCGCCGCCCCCGCCAACCTCAACC